TTGCAGAAAAACAAAACCGTAAACCTGCATGGTATAAAGCTTTAGGTGGTGGTGTAGAAGCTCAAGCAATGGAAATCTTTGCAGCAAAACAAAAAGCTGCGGCTATGAGACAGGAACTAAAAGATTACATCTCTGTAATGTATGGTCCAAGTAAATGGCAAGAGATACTTGAAATTGAAGCAGACTTACGTAAGCAAAAAAGAGAACATGAGCATAGACGAATGGAAATTAAACAAGCAATTATTGAATGGTCAGCAGGGGCTGTTTTATTTATTTTGGGTGTTGGCGCTATCGTCGGCTTTGTATGGATAGGAACTAAATAATGCCACAAGTAACTGATGCATATGGTAATACTTTTAATGTTGACAAAAGAGATTTAAGAGATTTTCAAAATCAAATTGCTTATGAAAAATCTTTGATTGATGGTACTGTATTTCAAAAGTATAACTTTGACAATGATACTGCAAAAGATGTCAGAACTCAAATGTCTGAAGCACAAGGTAAAGCTAAAAGTTTAGGTTTATACGAACCTGGTGCTGTGTATGGACCATCTGTTGAAACTACTCCAGAAACTACTCCAGAAACTACTCCAGAAACTACTCCAGAAACTACTCCAGAAACTACTCCAGAAACTGGTGGGGAATTTTCTTGGTCAGGATCTGATACAACGACTGAAGGACCATTCCGTAGAGAGGGTATTAATTACGTTCAATATGGTGAAAAAATGGCTCCACAAGAGGTTGTAGATGCTTTAAAAATGTCTATGGGAGTTATAGAAACAGATTTATCTTATGATGTTAATGGTGATGGTAAAGTTGATTTAAAAGATGTTTTAGCCTTTGAAAAATATGGTAGTGGTGCATCTTTAGATGAAGATACTGAAAACTTTATGAAGCAGTTTTATACACCAGAGGAAGAAACAGAAGAACAGCCAGTAGAAGAACAGCCAGTAGAAGAACAGCCAGTAGAAGAACAGCCAGTAGAAGAACAGCCAGTAGAAGAACAGCCAGTAGAAGAACAGCCAGTAGAAGAACCTTTTCCAGATGAAAGACCTGAGAACCCCTTTTTAGATTTAGAAGTACCAAGAGAAGAAGAGCCAGTAGTGGCTGTTCCTCAACCTGTAGCTCCTCCACCTGTCCAGCAACAAACTCCATATGTTTCTCCTGGACCAACTCCTATGCCACAAACAGACAGCAGGTCTTATACTCCTGCTCCATACAGTCCTGCTGCACCTACGTACACAACTCCAGCGCAGATGGTTCCTTCTGCCACAAGATTTGATCCTAAGTATGTAGCTGGACCTGTACAGCAAACAATAAGTTTACCAACTGGTACAACAGGTCAAAGTAGGACAGTCATGTATAGAAATCAAAGAGGTCAACAAATACCAATAACAGAGGTAGATGGTAAACCTATGACTTATGTACCTCCTGGGTATACAAGATCTAGTGCAAGTCAACCTTTTAATCAAGGTGGGGTAGTTGGTTATGCAGAAGGTGGGGATACTAGCCTAGATGCAGAGTACAATCTAGCCTCTAAGTTTCTTGGTTATAAAGGTCCAAAGTCTAGGCCAGCACTTAATGATTTTATGAAAGCTAACCCAGGAGCTGCTGCCCGTATGGGTAAGTATCAGCAAGCTATGATGGGCATGGCGTATGGTGGATATACTGGTGGACCTCCAGAGAGGGGTCGTGGAGCACCTGCACCCAGTCCTGCACCAAAACCTGCTCCAAGACCTGTACCTAATACACCACCCCCAAGTGTAAGTTCTCCTCCTCCAAGTGTCAGTCAGCCTACACGACCAAGAGCGAGACCTGAACCATTTCCAAAAGATAGAGACTCTTCTCAGTCACGGCAGATGCAACAAGCGTTTGAAAAATCTACTCCTACTACTCAAACTGAGCCACTACAATACTCTGAGAAAGATACCCGTAGGCCAACCTTAGATACTAATACTGGAATGTTTAATAATAGAACAGAAGAACAACGTATTTCTAGTCGTATGAAAAAGCAAGGTACAAAGTACACTTATAACGATGAAAGGGGAAATATTATTGGAGAGGGAGATAGCAAAAAATCTATCTTTGATCTAGACAACCCTTGGTCAGAAGCTTTTAAAATAGAGTTAGATAGTGAAAACAAACCCTATGAACAAATAGGAAATAAAATTATTGTTCCTAATAAAACTGTAGAAGACTCTAAAAACACCAAGTTTGGAATTTATCAAGGTAAGTTTTTTATAAAAGGTCAAGATCCAATATATGGTAATAGATTTGAAGTTGGATTAAAATATGACCCAATGAGTAACGAAACTGCAGGTTCTTTTGACTATTCTGTTCCTCTTAATATAAGTAAAGTTTTTGGTATGAACCAAGGTGGAATGATTCGTAGATTTCAAGAAGGCGGAGACAATTCCACTGGAGATTCCCAAGAAGGAAATTTTGGTTATTACGAAGATGCAGTTCCTATGTTTGGTGATGTCGTTTCCCAAACTATGCAACCAATTCAATCTACCGTAAGTTACATTACACCAACTTCAGATCAAATGATTGACTCATCTGCAGGTCAGGTAGGTACCTACGCACCAACAGTAGGAGCAGCGCAAGTATCTGATGTAACCCAAGCAACTACCCCTTCGTATACACCTACAGCTACTTATGGTGCAGCTACTACTGCTGAAGGTGTTGCAAAAGAAACTGCTGCTATGCCTGAGGTAACTGGTACAGTAAGTCCTGAAGCACAGGTAACTGCTGAACAAGGAGTTTCCAGTTTAAACATTGATGCGGCTCAAGGTACTGCAACAATGATGACTAATCCTGTAACTAGAGAAATACAGGAAGGTGAACTTATTAGTGGTGTTGCAGACGCACAGAAAGCTGCTAAATTTACCGAACAGATTCAGGCTGCTCAGGCTACTCCAAGTAAACAAGCCACTGTACAGGGCCAATTAGAAGGTCTTATGCAACAGTTTGAAGGAGGTCAAACACCTGCTTGGGCTGCTGGTGCGATGAGAAATGCTTTAGGTGCTATGGCTGCTCGTGGACTGGGTGCTAGTAGTCTTGCTGGACAAGCTGCAATACAAGCTGCTATGGAATCTGCATTACCTATTGCTCAGGCTGATGCACAAACAGTTGCATCTTTTGAAGCTCAGAACTTGTCAAATCGTCAACAACGTGCTATGCTTGCAGCACAACAACGTGCACAGTTTATGGGGCAAGAGTTTGATCAGGCATTTCAAGCACGAGTACAAAACTCCTCTCGTATTGCTGATATAGCTAATATGAACTTTACAGCAGAACAGCAGGTTGCCTTAGAGAACTCTCGTGCTGCTAATACCATGAACCTAGCTAATCTGTCAAATCGTCAAGCAGGTATTATGGCTGAAGCTGCTGCTATCGCTAACATGGATATGGCAAACTTAAATAATCGTCAGCAAGCCGCTGTACAAAATGCCCAAAGCTTCTTAGCAATGGATATGTCAAACCTTGATAGAAGACAGCAAGCTGCAATGTTTAGAGCCCAACAAAACATACAAGCATTGTTTACTGATCAGGCTGCTGAAAATGCTGCGTTACAATTTAATGCTGCAAACGAAAATCAAACTAAACAGTTTTTTGCCTCTCTTGCAAGCCAGACTTCTCAGTTTAATGCTGCACAGAGTAATTCAATAAACCAGTTTAATGTAAACTCTGTTAATGCTGTTCGTCAGTTTAATGCTAATCTACAACAACAAAGAGATACATTTAATGCTACAAATGGTCTGGTTGTAGCTCAAGCAAATGCTCAGTGGAGGCAAAACATTGCTACAATAAACACTGCTGCACAAAATCAATCTAACCAAGACTTTGCGAAAACTATTAATGCTTTAACATCTACTAATATAGATGCAATATGGCAGCGTGAAAGAGACTTAATGCAATATAACTACCAGTCAGTAGAAAATTCTAAAGACCGTGCAGTAAATATTTTGTTGGGCGATAAAGAGCTAGAAGCATTACGCCTAAAGATTAGCACTGCAGAAGGTAATGCAAAAGACGAAATGTTGTTTAGTTTTTTGTTTGGACTTCCAAAAATATTTGAGTGATTAACATGTATACAAAAATGATTTATCAAAAACCTTCTGACAAAGGGGAGCGTCAGATTACTTCTGGATCTCTTGTAAGAAGACCCTTTAATAAAGAAGCTAAAAGTAATGAAGTAGAAGACCCTTTAGCAGAGTTTAAAGGTAGAAGTCTTTTTTTTAATAGGCTTGCTAGAGAAGCTGCAGAAAGAAAAGAACAACGTTATGCTGAGTTACAGCAAAAAAATGAAGAGCTGGAAGAACAATTAATTGACGTATCTCCAAAGGCAGAGGCCGCTGATCAAATATTTGTTAAAGGTAATATACCTGAATACCCAAAAGAAATTACACAATCAGTTATAATAAAGATTATAACTGAAGAAGCTAAACTAAGAAACATAACACCAGCATCTGCTATAAGTCTCTACAAATCCGAGGGGTTTAACTCTTATCAATCTACAATTACAAAGGGATCACAGAAAAAGGTCGGTGGTCGTGAAGCTTCTTATGGACCCTTTCAACTTTATGTTGGGGGTGGTTTAGGGAATGATTACGAAGAGCAGACTGGAAGAGAGTTGGCTTTTGATAACACCCTAGAGGGAATTAGAAAACAAATACAATTTGCACTAGATAAAGCGTCAGAGGTTGGATCGTGGAAAGCTTGGTCTGGTAGAAAATCTGCAGGACTTGAAGATGATGAAGGGCTTAGTAAAGCAAAACCTATTTATAATTGGAAAGAGGGATAAAAAATGAGTATAGCATTTGCAGCTCCTATTCCAGGACAATCACTAACAGCAGAACCAAAAAACTTACCTTTTGAAAGACCACCAGAGATTGTAGATCCTCTAGAAGCTTTGGACATGCATGTAGAAAACATAACAAAACCTCAAGCAATGAAAGACGCTTTTTATTTTCTTGAAGAAGGTCTAGATATGGTATCCTTGGTAGAGGGTATTCTTCGTAGTGCTGTTATGGCAGGTTTGCATTCTATTGATGTAAGTCTTGCTATTGCTCCTGCACTACATGAGTATATTCTAAGTCTGGCCCTTGATGCTGATATTGAGTTTGACGAGGGTTTTGAAAAGCCTGATCAGGATAAAGGAATACAATATGCAAGAGACAGAAGTAAAGCTCTCAAGATGCTTGAAGAACTAAGAGAGTCAGATGGTGAAGGTTCTATTATGGAAGAACCTGAAGAGCCAGAAGAAATGACTATGGAACAAGAAGAGCCTCTAGAAGAAGCTCCCAGAGGATTAATGGCGAGGACTTAAAATGGGTTGGGTAGGTATAAATGCGGCTTATCAAAAGTTTAGAGAAGAAGCTCGTGAAGATGCACAAAGAGAAGAAGAAATAGCACTAGCTCGTGAGAACTCACTGTTTGAACTTGCTTTGGCTAGTGCTAAAGATAGATCTAAATACAAACAAAGCTCTGACTATACAAAAGCGGCTTCTGCAGCAAGGGGTTTAGAACTTCAACTTAATGAGTTAGATAACCTTGATGAAGAAACTTTAAATTTTTATAAGCCTATTCTTGAAGATCCTTTAGCTGCTTTAGAGCTTCAGGATTTTATTGCAGGTCAAAATAAACAAGGTATTAATGTAACTCTTACAGATGTTCCCAGCCTTGTAACTATAGTTAAGTCTAAAGCACCAGTAACTGAAAAGCTAGATTATTTAGAATTAATTACAGGTAAAGACTTTTCAGGAGATGAGGGTAAAAAACTATATAGAGACCTTGCTATGCAGATTTCTAGTATGACCTCAGTTTCAGGACGGACTGCTTTTGTTGTACCTGGACAAGGTACTCAAATAGATCGTACGCAGCAAACTAAACGGCAAGAGGAAATGTTAGATATTATAAGTGCACAAATTGTACCTATGGCTTCAAAATTTGTAAGGGAAAATCCTGACTCAGGAAATCCAAAAGTAAGAGACATTCAGGCTGCTTTAGATGCAATAAAGAAAGGAGATAAAGATTCTAAAATAACTGGGATACAAACCTTAATGGATGAATACTTAGATGCAGCTTTGTTGACAGATCTTGTAGAACTATTTCCAGATAAGTTTAGAGATTATCAGAAAAATCCTTATCTACCTATAAATATAACTTCGATGCCCTTAACTTTGGATTAAAAACATGAATCAAATCTCCATAGAGGATTTAAGATCTTTTTACCCTCAGTATTCAGATTTGTCAGATGAAGAGTTAGCAAATAAATACACTGATAAAACTGGTAATGAAGTTATTTTTTCTCAGACTATAGGTATTGAGGAACCTAAATCTCTTATACCTGAAGCTGGCACATATTCTCAAGACGATATAGCTGAAAATGATAACCTGTACTATATTGTAGAGGGTTACATGGCAGATCGTTATGGGTCACAGTCTATTGAGGGAGAGAGTAGAGAATCTGTTGTAGATAGTTTCTTAAACAACCGTAGAGGAGTAGTCTCTGGTAACACTGTACGTGGTTTATCAGAGATGGATTATATTAACGACATAAAAAATGATTCTCAGAAAAGTGCACGAGCTGCTGCTGCCTACCAGTTGTATGAAAATATGGCTGGTATTTTTAGTGGAGAAACTACAATAGGTGAAAAAGCAGAGGGTATTATGGACTTTACAAGAAGTGTAATACTTGACCCTGTAAACCTTGTAGGGGGCTTGATAGGAAAAGCTGCTGCAAATGGTACCCTTCGTGTTGGTACATATGCTGCAAAACGTGCTGCACTAGAGGCTGGAAAAAGAGAGGGGACTAAAGAGGCTGCAGAAAAAGTAATTACTAAGACGTTTGCTGATGGTTTAAAAGCTTCTCGTACAGCTACTAAAGCAAAGATAGGACACTATGCTCAACAGACTTTAGGTAGAACTGCAATACAAAGATTAAAAACTAAAGCTGCAATTAAAGAAATAGGAATTGTTACAGGTATAGATGCTGCAGTAGGTGCTGGTATGGAGTATCTGTACCAAGATGGACTTGTTGATGTAGACGCTCAAGAGGATATAAACTACCTGTCTGTTGGCATTGCTGCTGCTGGGGGTATTATTCTCGGCGGTATTCAAGCTGGATTAATAGCCAGAAGAGGTGTTACTGATACAGCAGTGCAGACAATGGAGTTTCCTGAACCAGAGGTAAAAGGGTTTCTTTCAGAAGCATCACAGGCAATTGCTAAGTACGTAAAGCAAGATGAAGTTCCTATTGGCAGAGACTGGAAAACAAAATTAAAAGGTGGAGCAGAACTTTCAAAAGACAGTGCAGACTTTAGTTCTGACTTTTTTAAAGTACTTCTTCTTGGTCACGTTAAAGAAGATGAAATAGTATTTAGAGGTATGACTCAAATAGCCTACGAAAGAGGTTTTGTATGGGCGCCTCGTTTTAAAGATGATCGTTTTACAAACTGGATGTCTGATCTTATTTCTGGAGTAAGTGATAAAGAGGCTCAAGGTTTTCTTTCTTCAATAGAAAAAGCAACTGGAAATAAAATAAGGGTTCGTGGTGACGATGGTAAAATTATACCAAGATCTAAAGTAACTGGTAAAGATATTGGAGATATACTTTCGTATAAAGCCTCTGAAGCAGGTGCATCTCTTGGTGCCTTAGGTCAATCAGCAAAGCAGCTAGGCTTATCGGTTACGGATGCAGAGTTAAAAGATTTGTATCAGTCTGCATTAGATGCAAATATAATTAAAACTAAAAAACCTAAAGGGGAAGCTGGTGTTGTATCAGAAGCTTTTCAAAAAAATCAAAACAGGCTTATCAGACTTCTTGTATCTCATCCGTCTACCAGTGCTTTAAATGTAATTGGTTGGGGTGCTAACACTTCACTGCAGACCACATCAGACCTAGTAAGTGCTTTACTGTATGCTGGTCAGGGTACTCTTCAAAAGCTTGCAGGAGATGCAGCAAAGGGTGCTAAGACACAAAAACTAGCAGCAGATCTTTTTGCAGCAAATGCAGCAAGGATAAAGTTCTTACTTGATCCAGATATGACATACACAGCGTTTCAATCAGCACTTACGAGAAACTCTGAAGCACTTCAAAGATTAGATAACGTACTTCCTGGGGGAGTTGAAGGAGTAAATGATGTACTTACAGGTGGAAAGTTTTCTCCTAGTCAAAAGCTAACAGGTTTAAAAGTAGATGATAAAATTGACTTGGTTCAAAAACTAACTCTAGTGCAAGCTCAAGATGGTTTTACAAAGTCCCAAGAGTTTTTGTTTCAGATGGATAAGAAGCTGAGGGTTGCTACTGGCAAAGGTTGGAATGAGTTTTATAGATCTACTAATATTGGAGATATGCCCCTACAGAAATACATGGCTTCGAAAGAATATAGAGATATAGAAGCAAGTGCTGTAGAAGATACCCTAAATGCAATCTTTTCTAAATCTTACAAAGGCAGAGGAACAATAGGAACTTTTGCTGGAAAACTAGAAGATGCGAGAAATATTCCTGGACTTGGTATGTTAATACCCTTTGGAAGGTTTTTCAATAACACAATAGCTTTTATGGGTAAAAATGCTCCAGGGGTTAATATGATACTTAAAGGAGCTGGCTTTTTTAGTGACATGAGTAAAACAGAAGCCCTTTCTAGAAGTCTGGTTTCTGCTGGGATTCTTTATACTTTATCAGAGCAGGAAATAGATAATGTTCGTCAAGGTCTACCCATGTACTCTGCAGTTGATCCTTTGACAGGAGAGATTACAAGTCAGCAATATGACTTTCCTGTTTCTGCATACAGAGCGGGAGCTAGGATATGGGCATTAAGTCGTATGGGAGAATATGATCAAGCTATGTCTGCTTTTGGTAGATTCACTCAAGATTTTGGTTTCTCTGGTCTATTGAGAAACTTAGACCAAAGCCAAAGAGATATACTAGAAGCTATAAAGTTTATGGTTGATCCAGAAAGAAGGGACGTAATAAAAGGTATAGAAATTGCTGCTACTACTTTAGGAACCCAGTTTGTAAATCCATTAATGAGGCCCTTAGAGCCTGTAAACATGTTAGCTGGTATAGCTAGAGGAGAGGACGCAGCTCCTATCGACAGAAAACAAAATAATAAATTTATTAATAATGCCTTTCGTTATGTGGACAACATTATACCCCTCTTTTCTGGAAAGCCCTTAGCAGAACCAAGAGAAACTGCAGCAGGAGGTACTGCTGATATACAATCTACTAAGGTACTTGGTGCAAGGGTAATAAGACTGACTGACACTCAGAGAGTTATGGCCAGAATGGGGTTACGTGAGTTTGATATAAATGCAGCAAAAAAGATTAGGGATCAGGTACCTAAGGCTGCTAATGCTTACAATGGTATTTTATTTGACATCATAGAAGCAGAGTCAAGTTTGTTAATGGAGTCTGATTGGTTTGAAAAGCTAACCCCTGCAGAAAAACTTCAGCATTGGGACCAAGATGTTTTACCAAGAGCTAAAGACCTTGCGAAAACATTCTTACGACTTCAATACTCTGGTGCTGAAGATGTTATATCACAGCAGTATAATATTACCTCTAAATACTCTAAGAAAGATGTTCAAAAAGCAACTAGAGAGCTTAATCTAGGTGAGATAGAAGACCTAGAAACAGAAGAATTATATATTTTAAGTAGGTATCTTGAAACAGAAGATGCCCTTAGAAAACTATCTATTTACAAAAAACAAAGAGGCAACTAATCCTCTAACATCTTATCAGCCCACTCAAAGGCCTCATGTTTGATTTCTTCAACTCTAGCACGCCCTTGATTAGCCGCCAGAAGCCCTGCAAGAGCTTGTCCTGCAAGGTAAAGGCGAGCGGTCAAGGGTTTATTTTTTATTGGCCTACCTATTTTTTTCTTTCGGTATTCCTCTGCTTCTGCCTCAAGACTTAATTGCTTCTTGTTCAAGTACTCGCTCCAAGTTATAAAAGTAAGCCTGATTAAAACCAAGCTGCCACTTTCTGTGCTCTGTAAAGTTATTGTCGTGGTGGTAGGGATTTGTAAGCTGACCCTTTCTAAAAGCCAGCCTACCTTGTTCGTAAGGAGTCATTTTCTTTTTTCCTTCATAGCCTCTAACATTCTGTTTAGGTACCACTGTGCCTTCTCCATGTCTTCTACAGGATTGTTTTTATACCTGTGCCTGTGTTGATATTTGATCATGTTTCCTTGACAGTAAGCTATAAAACCATCAACTCCTAAGACCTGCTTAATGTAATCAATACACTCGATACCACTTACATTATAATGAGCAGGTCTGTTTACTGGATCATAATCTGCCATCTACGCTCCTATGTCTACAATTTCACATACATCACCAGTGCAAGCAAATGTCTGACTGCTTGAAGTGGTGTCCTCTTTTTCATACTCTGAAAGTTTAGCCCAGTCAATAGCTTTTGGCATTAAACCTAACAAAGTTTTATAATCGTGTTGTCCTATCTCCTGATAAGGTGCTTGCTGATAAGTATGCTCATTATAGGGCAGGAATGATACACCAGACATTTCATCAAAGTGTTCATGCACAAATGCACCCACAGAAAGCCACTCATCTTTTCGTACATTTACTGTAATGCTAGGTTTATGTTCACACCAGTGTCTTTGATAGATCAACCAAGTTTCTAGCTGCTCAATAGCTGAAAGATCTTCAGTTACGATAGCACCATTAGGAGCTTTGATTGGAAAACTAAACACAGTAGTAGCATCAGGCTTCATTACATCAGGCTCGTTAGGTATGCCTTGTTCTTTCATGAAGGAGGTAAGAGGGTCTTTGTTATCTCCCCTGACGGTTCTAATGTAATAATTCGAATGACGTGGGTGTATCCCAGAGGCGCTATCAACGAGCTGGGATACTGTTCCACTGGGTTTGACACAGGTGATTGCCGCTGACTTAGGAATGCCCAAGCGATCAGCCCAGCTATCATTAACGGCAACAGAAATTTTACGAAGATGTTCAAGAGTTTTATCCAATCCTTTATTCTTGGTGGTCAGTAACCTGTTGTCCATTATCCCTGTGAGTGACACACCAAGCAGACGTTCTTCTTCCGTATTACGCTGCCACACTTTTCGCAAGTATGGAAACTTGGTGTAGGCTGACTGAACTGTTCCAAGAATAGTTGCAATGCGGATCTTTCGCTCAAGATCTTCGATAGTGTCTGTAGCCCTGACCACAACTTCTGTAAGATTACAGAACTGATAAGGACGAAGAATGATTTCAGAACATGGATTAGTTCCAAAGTCCCAGTCAGGATCACGCCTATCAAATTTACTAGCTTGTTTTTTAGCTGCTTCACGGTTGAATATACCACGCTCACCACTCCCTGATTCGACCAGAGACATCCACTCACGCATAAAAGAGATGGCATCTGGTTTTTCTGTGTAAGACACAGAGTTATTAGCGAGAGCACGTTGAGGATCATTCTCCCACCAAGCACCTGACTTAGCATGACGCATACGGTCATCACTCAGATTAGATAAAGAAATCATAGCTGATCTACGAACACCACCAACTACAACTACTTCACCAATTTTACACATGATGTCATGGCACTCAATAGAGGATAGCTTTCGTCCCTGAGCATCTTTGAAGACTTTAATAACAAAGTTAAAGAGGTCTACAAGAGGCGCTGGTCCAGAAGCTCTACCACCAAAAGTCTTTAGTCTTGCACCTGCAGGGCGTACAAGGCTTATGTCCCATTGAGGAATCTCACCAGCCCATAGGAGTGCCAACAATTGTCTAAACGCCTTAGCCCATCCCTCCTTACTGTCCTTGACAACGATAGTGGTATCGCTCTGGAAGAGAGTAGGGACTTCAGGGAGCTTACTGATGTACTGCCTCTCAACACTGAAGCCAACACCAGTACCACAGAGAAGGATGAACATAGCTTCATCGAAGGACTTAGGGTCATCTACGGGTAGGTAGCTACAGTTATACCCTGCAGTGTTGTCACGCTCTAGGGCTGGTCCAGCAGTCATCATAGCTCTCATAGAAGGCATAACTTCAAGATTGAGAATTGCATCACGTATTTGATTTACGTATGTGTCATCTCCAATCTTTGGACGTACTACATTGTCCATGTAACGCTCAACTGTTTCCAGCCAAGACTCTCTACGATTCTCTTTTTCCAACCATCTTGCATAGCGTGAGGTGTGAATAAAAGCTTGGTAGTCAGTTGGTAAATAGTTGTTCATCTTTTATCACCGTTTCCTTTCAGTGTACCACGTTTTTTTCGATCTTGTAACTTGTCAAGATTATTCTTCGCTACCTCTCCCATGTCAACATTTAAATCTCTACAAAGAGCAGCGATATACCACAGACAATCCCCTATCTCGTCTGCAATACCTTCCCTATCAAATTTACCATCCCGTAAGATCTTCTTTACTTTGTTGGCTACCTCTCCTGCCTCTGCTGCAAGACCTAAAGCAGGATAGAGAACCTGATGTTCTGTTTTGTAGATTGCGGTATCAGAAGCAGCATTCTGATAATAATCAAAGCCAATGTCTGATATGTTCCAATAGTCAATTTGTTCTTTAGTCAGCACGTTGTATTACCTCACAACTTGTTATCGTTACATCATCTAAGTCATAGATACAGTCTCTTATGAGATCTTCTATAACATCACAATTGTCTCCTGTCAACTCCAAGAAGTTTGCATCCCTATCTACAAGTATATTCAAAGTTACCTCGTAGGGAAAACCCAAGTTATACTGTTTTTTCTGCATTAGTCAAGCTTTCCCTCCCTTACTCTGATATTTTTTATCAGTTCGTCACTTGCCATAGACATCTCGTAATCTTCCCAACGAGACAAACTCTGGTTCATAGTAGCCATCTTGGACATTTCTCTTAACAATAACGCCCTTCCACCACTCCATGTTCGACTGGCCAGCCCAACCTTCTTCTCCTCCTTTGAAGCAACCTGCGACCAAGCCGATAGTCGGATGAGGGTGTGCATCGTCTTTAAAAAATAGACTACGCTTATGACTGTGGCCAACAGTAGTGCTGCAGTGGCGTTTTTGGACAAGCCCATAAGCATGGTGTAGACCAGACATAGCTGTACCATAATTACCACTAGCAATGTAGTGAGCATACGAGACACCATCGTAATCAAAGATGGCGGGGGCCGAGTTGTTATATTGGTGATACTCATCAAACCATACATCCGTTTGCAGGTGTGAGAAGCTGATTCCGTAAGTAGCTCCTTCTAGTCTAGGATCGTTTGCTATAGCTTTCTTGATCCTGTTTTCGTGATTTCCTTCAAAGCCAAAGAAAGCTGGACGTCTCTTCTTCATAGTTCTAAACTTACGTCTCATTCTGTCCATAGCATCATTGTAGTGATTGATATCAGACTCATAGTTTTGAGCTACGATAGCCTGAGGATACCGTGTGTCAAAACTGTTGAGTGATTTCAAATCAGCACCATCACCTAGATCAATAACATAATCTGGCCTGATGTCATAGAGAAATTCTCCAAGCCAATCAAACCTGTCATTTGGTATTGATGGATCTGAGTGTGCACATGTTAGCACAACTGCTGTTTTAGTCATAACATTCTGTCCTTGTATGATTCGCCAACTTCTAGTGGTTCTATGTTTTTACTGAAGTGTTTTACCCAAGAGTAGGCATCATCAAACTCTTCAAACCAAAAGTTAGCTTCTTCTATTTTACCATCTATCTCAGTCTTGCAAACAAGAAAGTATCCAATGTCGTTTGGAACATACTCATCATCTGGCAATTCTTCAATTGGTATCGGTCCTTCAACTATTCCCCATATTTTTATCGACAACTTTCCAACTCCTTAATAATTCCATGTAGTGATCTATTCCAATCATAACCACCCACGGCTTTCGGTCTGATCTAAAGAACACTACAGGTTCTTCTGCTGAATGTCTAGACGCTTGTTCGATAAAACCATAGACAGTTTTAAGTTCACCTTTACGTCTTTTTACTTCAATAGAAAGTGGTATTCTTTTTCTCGCTGCTGGTGATAGCTGTATATCTGCACCACTGTCACCCATGAT